TTATAAACCTGAGTTGTAAGATATGCAATTGCATCATCTGCTTCAATTTGATCAATGGCCATTGTTGTTACAGGTAAACAATTCAAGTATTGTATCATACGACCATATTGACGCCTCATACTATCTTGTTCATCTTGCAATGAAGCAAATTCTTTATGCCGATTAAATGCTGTTTTATTTGCTCTATTGGCTTTGTAATTAGGATATAATTTCTTTCTTCTTGCTGAACCGCCTTTACCATCGAAGATAACAATACATCTAGTTGGTTTATGTTGACGAATATTAGCAGCAATGGATCGGAGGAATCCAGTAACTCCTCCGATATGCATCCCATCATCATTCAAGGCAGGGACGGCCGAAAACACTCTAATGAATGTATTCAAACCGTCGATAATCAATAAATGGCTATTCTTATTAGACCCCTGTCCTTGTTCTCGATCCTTCTCTATCTGGTGGAATATGTCTTGATATCTGTTCTTCATCATCCCTCTTCTGAAACAAATTCTTCATCTATCTCGACATCATCAATACCAAAATCTTCTCCAGGCTTATATTGCAATATATATGCATCGCAGATCTGCTGATAAATTTCATCTTTAAGTCCGTCTAGCTCATCTAATTTCTTTTCAAAATCTTTTGATAAGAATTTAACTTCTGAACCATCTGTTCTTGTAAATGTATACCAGGCACCTGCTGTTGATACAAGTTTATACTGCTTCATAACATTAAGCCAACCACCAAAGTTATCAATACCCGATTCAAAATAGATATCATAATCAATTGTCTTTAATGGTGGACCCATTCTGTTTTTAACCACTTGGACTCTAGTTTTAATTCCGATGGCTTGATCAACCCCGTCCTTTTTAACTTTAATCTGTCCAACCGATTTCAATCGTAACCTTACTGAAGAATGAAATGGAATTGCTTTACCACCTGAGGTAGTATACGGATCTCCAAATGCTACTCCTAATCGAGTTCTTAACTGATTTGTAAATATCAAACAAATTTTGTTACGGCCTAACATATTGGTAAGCTTACGCATACCTTTTGATAGAATGATTGCTTTTGATGTCGCATAACCATCTTTATCAAATTCTTTTGCCATTTCAATTTTTGTTGATGCACCCATTACAGAATCAACTACAATCGTAACCAAACGATCTTTATTGGATTTTCTGATTGATTCAACTATGTTTTCAATTGCTTCAAATATATCCTCAATTGTATCCAATGGAACATATAACATTTTTTCGAGATCTAATCCAATTGCTTCTAGGAATTCTCTACTAACTGCATTCTCTGTATCGATATACACTGCCATTCCGCCTTTCTTTTGCGTATTGGCTAATGCATGAGCTGCTAATAAAGATTTACCTGAAGCTTCTAGGCCTGTGATTTCTGTTATACGCCCTACCGGAAAACCTCCTTCGGGTCTATTTGATATTGCAAGATCTAACATTGATGAACCTGAACCAACCCATCCTCTCACTTCACTAGGAGCATCTGTATCGCTATCTAAAAAGTATGCGGCTTTGAAACCAGTACCTTTAAATTTCTTATTCAGATTATCCGCTAATGTAGCTGCGAGCTCGTCTGCTTGTTCACTTTTTGATTTTGCCATGTTTTATAACCTTTGTTACTCGTTAAATAATGAATCAAATGCTTTGGATACATCATCTACTTTGTTAACGGTAGTATCAGTATTTTCATCGGCATTAGTTTCGTTGGTTGCAGTTGCTGGTTGTTCAGCTTCTGCTTCAGTTGCTTCTGGTTCCAACCATTTTTCTAAAGCATCTTTCAAATCATCATATGATGGTTCTTTGAATATAGTCTTTAGATCAGGTTGATGTTGAGCAATTTTTTCTGCTACATTCTTGTCTTCAGTAACAGGAGTTACATTTGGCTTTACACGGATTGCTGTCTTTGGATATTGTCCAGGACCTTCACTCGGTGTAAACTCTACAACTATATCTCTACCATTCATTGGATCTGAAAGATCGCCATAATCTGGATCTGCATAAAATCCTAATAGCTCGGTATAAACTGTTTTACCAAATCCCCAAAATTTAACACCTTCTGATTCCTTGCCTCTTACGACTACAGGAACATAAGTTCTCATTTTTGGTTCCATCTTCTTACCTAACTTCCATTCTTCAGAGTTACCTGATGATTTTAGTTTTTCAGAAAATTCAACTACTGGATCTGCTTTACCATATGTAATAGGTGACAGATAATTTTTCTTACCTAGATCATAATGAAAGTACAATTCCTGAAAAGGATTTTCTTTATCAAATTGATATGGTACGATTCTAATTGTTTGTTTACCTGGTTCAGGTTTCCATAGATTGTTTTGGCGGTTGCCGGTTGTTTGTAACTGATTAAGTTTTCTTTTGATTGCTTCTAAGTCAATTGCCATTTTTACCTTTGTTTTTAAAAATTAATAATTATTATTTAATATAACAACTTTTTTTCAATGTACCAAGACATTAC